CTAAATTAATATATGCAGCAATGAGCGATATACCTCTATTTAATGTTGCAGATACTACCAATGAAACCATAAAATTAGATTGATCTTGTCGCATCATTTTGTCTAAATACTCATATTGAGCCTTATACATAACATTCTTCTGTTGACTAATATCTTCTAATATTATATTTAATGTATTTTTGTTGTATGGTAGTTTTTCGCTATATGTTTCTTTCATTCGATACTTAATAAAGTTATTTATCCAATATTTGAACAATTTTTTCTTTTAATCCCATCTTTATAAATTCATCATTATCAACATCTAACTCAATGACTACACGAGTAGATTTGCGATGATGGTTACTCTTTTCTTCGAGTTGTCTTTTAAGCTTTTCTATTTCTTGATAGGCTAATTCAAGCTTTTCTTGAATGGAATTACCAGGATTTAAATCGTCATTTTCTTGAAAGAAAGCCGTTATAGGAACTTTTAGTATAACTGAAAGTTCACGAAGTACTGACGTGTTTAAATCTTGCTTTGATAACATATCATATACAGCCTGTTTTGATTTACCTAATTTTTCGGCTATTGCTGGGATTTCAAGATTTTCTTTACTTGCCAACTCTTTGATTTTTAATCCTATATTCATATATTAAAGATTTTATTGAAATATAATTCAAGAAAAACTTGTTTGTTATTCAAGATTTTCTTTACTTTGCATCATCAAAGTTAATCAATCAATCAAGAACTAACAAATAAAAGTATAGAATTATGAAAGCAGGAATGATCGGAGACGTAGAATTTAAAAAAGCAGGAAGCGAAACGGTATGTTGTGTTAGCTTGATTAATACAACAGCCGGACAAAGATTCTTAGCGTGTACACTTTCTAGTAGCAAGACTTTCAAAACGTTCAAAGGCGCGGAGAAGTTTATGAACTCATTCGGTTATCAGAAGATTTAATATTAATCCGTAGTCCTTCGGGGCTGCATAATAAATACGATTATGAAAGCAACTAGCACTTTAACCAGAAAAACAGCCTTAGAGATATTAATCGAAAGCCGTGATAAGAGCATCATTAATGCGTTAATTGCGAAAAAAGAAATAGCATTAGAAGAGGCTGTTAATAATGCAGAATGGTATGCAAGTCTCGGGCTTGACGGAATGGCGGATAATGAAGTAGCAAGGCAAGAAAAATTAATAAGAGATATAGAGCAATTGAAAGCAGCTATTTAATATTAATCCGTAGCCCTTCGGGGCTACATAACACGATACGATTATGACAATCAAGAAGATCAAGGAACTAAAGAAAGGCGAATATTTCAGATTGAAAGATAGCGATTCGGCTCCTGTATGGATTAAAGGCGATTATGTTCGTTCGGATAAAAAGTATAGTACCTACAAATTCGAAGATGTAAATCATGAAAGATTGCTCTCTCCTGATAAAAGCGTATTTACCGATTTTGAATTTTAAACACGAAATAAAATATTAGCAATGAACACAACACCAATTAAACCGACACTGCAAGCGATGGAAGTAGGGCGACAAACCTACTTCCCCCGCAACCGCAGAAAATCAGTGAGAACGACCGCATCCGATTTAAAAACCGATGAAGGAAAGGTTTTTAAAACTTGGATCGACGGAGATAACATTTATGTTGAACGCAAAGAATAGTACGACAATGGGACGAACTAGAGTAACCGGAAAAGTTGAGCCAATAGTAAAGAGGTGGCTTAGTAAAGATGAAGCAAAATCCTATATAGGATGCTCGGATGATTTTTTGAGAACGTTACGGGAAAAAGCTCTCATTTCTTTTTCTCAATTTGGAAAAATGATCTGGTACGATTTATCGAGTATAGATAGATTCATACAGAGTAATAAGGTCGTATAAAGCCAAACACCATGCTAACACTAAAACAAAGCCCCGCCGCTATTTTCTTAATGCTTTTAGCGTGCAGCCTCGCAGAAGGCGAGCCGGAGCCGGGCAAATTAATTATCGCACTATTGATCGTATTTATAACGGTTATCTACGTGCTAGTCTGCAACTATCTAAATACGAAACGACATGGCGGCGAATCCTCAATGTATCGGTAATTGCCGAATTTGTACGGTTCTTGGCGCGTGTCCTGCTGATACTCTAGTTTGCGAAGATTGCAGCGAAGAGATCGAACCGGGCGAAGAAATAGAATTAGAGGTCGAAACGTACGAACGAGGCAGACATGGCACAAAGATAATAACGGTTTGTGCACGCTGTTATGAGTCGCTTTATCAGGGTGGAAACGATAACTTTTAAACAACACGATAATGACACACTGGAAAACTCAATTTAATTACGACTATCTAGGAGCTTACAGCCTACCGGACGGAAAAGATATAATTCTCACCATCCGCGAAACAAAAAAAGAGCAGGTAGTCGGTGCGTCTGGAAAGAAAGAAGAATGTTTCGTCGCTTATTTCTTCGAAAATGTAAAACCGATGATCCTCAACCGGACGAACTGCAAAACATTGACGAAAATTTTCAAGAATCCGAATTTTGAGTCATGGATAAACAAGCAAATCCAAATCGGAGTGGTATTAGTTGACGCTTTCGGCGAAAAGGTTGATTCGCTTCGTATTCGTCCTTTTCTTCCGAAAGTAGAAAACTCATTGCCTACGGTTGAGACAGGATCGGCAATCTGGAAAAATATCCTCGACGGTCTGGCGGGTGGTTTTACGGTCGCGCAGGTACAGATGAAATATAAACTAACTAAAGAACAAATCAAAGAACTAGGAGCACATGAAATCAAGTGAACAAAAAGAAATCGAATGGAAGGAAAAGAGACAGGGCAAAATAACCGCCTCTACGCTTCCCGATCTGATGAAAGCGGGCAAAGGTTGTCCCTTTGGTAAAGCCGCGTTAGATGCGATGTATTTAGTACGATACGAGCGTAGAACCGGAACGATGCGAGAAAACGGAAGTAACAAAGCGTTTGATTGGGGGCATGAAAACGAACCGCTAGCGGTCGAATGGGTACGGAGCCAGTTAATGAACGAGATCAAGTCGTGTACAACTGATTTTAAAGACATTGTTTTCAATGAACCGTTTGAAGGATTCGGAGATTCACCGGATTTCTATGTGTACGGATTTGACGGGAAAGTTATCGCTCTGGGAGAAATTAAGTGCCCTATGTCGCAAGGTAAGATCGAGGCGCTGCAATTCGGAAATACCATCGACGAAAAAGATGAATACTATTGGCAGTTCCTCGGACACTTTTTAGGTCGCCCGGACGTAGACAAATTATATTATGTCATTTATGACGGCTATACAAATGAAGGTCGAATACTCGAAATGAATCGCGCCAACCACGCGGATAATATAAAGAAACTCTATGATCGAATCCGGTTGGCTAGCGAGATGATAGACGAATCTATCCGTTCCGGTCTGGACTTGCTTGATTGTGTCGATAAGGCAAAAGATGTTTTAAAATTAAAGATGCAGATCGAGGCATTAAAGCCGGAAGCGAAAAACAGTGTTCCGGTTAAAAATCAGATTTATAAGATACGGAAGGAATTAAGGAAACTGACGAAGAAAGTACCGTCACAACACTAACACAACACGATTAATCACATTTTTATAAACACTTTAATAAACACGAAATTATGCACACTTGGTTTTTATGTAAAATTCGCTACGAGAAAGTAATGGAAAACGGGATGCAAAAGAAGGTAACTGAACCGTATTTAGTCGATGCACTAAGTTTTACCGAAGCAGAAGCACGAATAATCGAAGAAGTAACGCCGTTTATCTCCGGTGAGTTTACAGTGTCCGACATTTCCCGCGCACATTATAGCGAGATATTTACTAGCGAAGAGGATTCCGCCGATAAATGGTTTGCCGGGCGACTTGCTTTCACTACGCTTGACGAGAAAAGCGGCAAGGAGAAACGGACTTATACAAACGTACTTATACAAGCCGCAGACATTCACGACGCAATGAAGAAGCTCGACGAAGGTATGAAAGGAACGATGGCGGATTATTCTTCGATTCTTCTCAAAGAAACGGCGATTGTAGATGTTTATCCGTATGAAGCGAAAAATAAAGAACAACAGAAACATGATTAAACGACATTGGATGCTATTAATAGCCGTGATAGCTATCCCAATAGGAAACCGCCTATTCAACCATGTTAGCGCGTGGTTGGGCGTTATGGTTATTTTATCGGCTGTAATTTTCTTAATTTACAAACTAATTAAATTTTTAAAAATGAAAGATTTTAAGTTTTTACTATTGGCATTTGTTGCCGTTGTTTTGTTCGCTTCATGTGAACGTGTCGCTCCCAATTATGCAGGTGTTTTCATGGAGAATTACGGGAAAGACGGAAAGAACGATTTTTCCATTAAAACGGGATGCGTTTCTACGTGGGAATGGGGCACAGAACTTTTTCAAGTTCCATTATTTGACCAAAGAGGTGACTTTGCCGAACCTGTTACGCTAAAAGCAGCAGACAATACAGAGTTTAAAGCTCGTCCGACTTATTCATATAAAGTGATTAAAGAAAGGGCGGTCGATGTGGTATTCGATAATAAACATATTAGCGACGGAGGCGATTTTATGAGTTCTCTTGAAGATAATATATTGGAGCCGCGTATATATGATTTAATAAAAGAAGAAAGTCGTAAACATAAAACGGATAGTTTGATGGCAGACGGAGGCTCATTGATTTTTGAAAGACGGTTAGAACAAATAATCGAAACGGAGTTTGAAAAACGCGGATTGCAATTACTAACATTTTCTGCACAATTAGAATTTTCGGAAAAGGTACGTGAGAAAATAGACAGTCGTAATGAAGTAAATACGAATATTTCGGTATTAGATCAGCAGATTGAAGAACAAAAGAAGTTAAACGAGTTAGAACAACTAAAAACAGAACAGGCTATCATCCGGTCAAGAGGATTGACTAAAGAAATTTTGTACAAACAGTTTATTGATCGTTGGGACGGGAAAACGGCGTTATATGGGATTGTTCCCGACTTCTTGAAAATAACTAAATAACAACGCGCCGGGTGAAAACCCCGGCAAATCGGATAAGTGGCGGAATTGGAAACGCCTAGTTATGTAAGGTTGATCGCCAGACATTCCGTTAATGCGGTGCGGCTCTTGAAGTATCATTCCCGGTTCGAATCCGGGCTTATCCACTATTCACAAACCAATTAAAATGACATGGCAAAGTATAACAATGTAAAAATAGACGGATACGACTCTAAAAAGGAATATCGACGCGCTAAGGAGTTGAAACTACTCGAAAAGAAGGGGATTATAACCGGATTACAAGAGCAAATAAAATACGAGCTTATTTCGCCTCAATATCATTTCTACGAAGTGCAAGGAGCACGGAAGATGCTACGTAAAAAGAAGCTGATCGAACGAGGAGTTTACTACATCGCGGATTTCGTTTATTATCGGGATGGTGAGTATATCGTCGAAGATACTAAAGGTGTTCGGACAAAGGAGTATATAATCAAACGTAAGCTCATGCTTTACGTTCATGGAATTAAAATAAAGGAGGTATAAGAATGGTGAAGAAAACAGCACAAAAGCAAGTAAGACACGATTGTCGAACGTGTCGCAACGGAGGAAGAGAGAATAATTTTATTTGCTATTGTTCCGTCCTGAAAGTAGGGCGGGCGATCGGGATAAGGATTTGTAGTTATTATGTCGCTCGATAGACTTTATAAGTGTGATGAATATAGACGGATATACGCTAACCGAAAAGATGCGAAAAGCGCGACGACGTTTCAGATTTACCGCCACCGAACAAGCCCTTTTTTATGAATTAGTGGCTATTTGTAACGGCGAAGATTGGAGGGACGTTTTCGATTGCTCGAACATTGAACTTTGTTTTGCGCTTAACGTGAATGAGAAAACACTAATAAAAGCCCGTGAGTCTTTAATAAATGCAGGATTGATTTATTATAAATCTGGTAAGAACAAACGTATTATAAGCTCTTATTCTTTCGTGAAGGAATTTAAAACTACTGTAACTACTACTGTAAATTTTACAGCCAATCAAACAGCCAATCAAACAGCCAATCAAACAGCCAATAAGGGAGCCAATCAGACAGCCAATGATACAGGGGATAAGGGAGTCAATGATACAGGGGATAGTACAGACTATAATAAACTAAAACAGAAACCAAACAGAAATATACTCTCTAAAGTCTCTCATGGAGATTTTGATTTTATATCTGACGAGTTTTTAGAAGCGTTTTCGCTCTGGCTTGAATACAAGAAAGACAGGCGGCAAAATTACAAATCGGAAAAGTCACTAAAAGCGTGTTATAACAAACTGGTAAAATTGAGCAAGAATGATCCGGTGATTGCGGAGCAAATCGTAAATGAATCGATTGCTAATAATTGGTCAGGGTTATTCGAACTAAAAAACGATAAATGCGAATATGGAAACAAGAAGCAAACAGACTCTACCGATAGCGGCAATACTATCATACGGACTACCGTACTATGACGAGCCGATAGAAGTAGAGAAGCGTCCGGAATGGTTTAAAGCGTGCTGCAAATACGTTTGCCCCGGTTTTAAGATTGACGATTCGAATAGAAACATAATGAATCAATTGTTTTTGTATACTGAAGGACGATCCGAGAAGCTAGATTCAAATAAAGGGTTATTGTTACGAGGCGACATCGGTACAGGGAAAAGCACTATCATGCAGATTCTAAACCGATATAGTTATTTCACACGCGGCAAAGCAAAGGGCGGCTATCCGATCGGTGGCTTTAGGATTGATTCGGCTTCCTGTATTGCAAACGGCTTTTCGATGCGCGGAAAGGATGCACTAGAATTGTATACTTACAACAACGGTACTCCGCGAATGATCTGTTTTGATGAACTAGGACGCGAGCCAATCCCGGCAAAGTATTTCGGTACTGAACTAAACGTGATGCAGTATATTTTCCAATGTCGGTACGAGTTGAGACATGAGGCAATAACTCATGTGACAACGAACTTAACGATTAAGGAAATACAGCGTATTTACGGCGCGTATATCGCGGATCGAATAAATGAAATGTTTAACGTCTTGGACTTGAACGGAGCTAGTAGAAGATAATTAATACAACGAAACCATGCGAAGCAGAAAAAAGAAACTTGTGTACTTTAAAAAGATTCCGGTTCGCGTCGATCTGGAACAATGGCAAAGGCTCGATAAGATTCGCGCTGACTATCATTTCAAAAGCACATACGAGATTATGCAGTACATTTTAGGCTGCTTTCTCCGGGTTGCTGATCCGATGCCCGGCGATGATGATGAAGAAGTACTACCGGACGAAATCAAAGAAATGTTCTACGATCTATCACAGGCGGAACGACATTTCGAGTATGTAAAACCAAAACGAAAACTACCACAACACAAGGTAGACGAGATGAACGGACAAAAACGATTAGAAGGATTTTAATATGGTTAAAAAACTATCAAACACAAATTATTTGCACGACATATCAGCAGACCCCGTCGTGACAAATGAACGGAATCGGAAGTATATAGACCGATTTGTATCAGAGAATTATAACGGTTTAGTTGCCAAGTTTTCACCCTTAGACGGTACGATAAATTCAAGTGCTTTCGGAGCACTCGATAAATTAAACTCTACGATTATCTCGCTCTATATTGATCCGAATTTACACTTTACGGATTGGGAGCAGGCGAAACAATATCTATCGAACAAGTTTACAGAAAAGGCGATTCGCGTTCCGGTGAAGAAACCTGTAAAAAGCGAAGTAGTAGAGAATGAGGACGAGATTATTAACGATTAATATTATTGTTTCGATGAAAGACGTAGAACTATTTAACGACCATTTCCAGAACTATAAAACATACGGTATTCCGAAAGCACAACTAATCATTGCGGATATTCCCTACAACATCGGGAAGAACGCATACGGTTCTAATCCATCTTGGTATATCGACGGAGACAATTCTAACGGAGAAAGCGAATTAGCCGGAAAAGAGTTTTTCGATACCGATAAAGATTTTCGAATTACTGAATTTCTTCACTTTTGTAGCAAGATGCTCGTTAAAGAGCCAAAAGAAAAAGGAAAATCCCCCTGTATGATTGTCTTTTGTGAATTTCAACAACAATTCGAACTTATACAGAAAGCGAAGGAATACGGGCTGAACAATTATATCAATCTGGTATTTAAAAAGAACTTTTCGGCACAAGTTTTAAAGGCTAATATGAAGGTCGTTGGTAATTGTGAATATGGTGTACTCTTATATCGGGACAAACTGCCAAAGTTCAATAATGGCGGTCGGATGGTATTTAATTGTTTCGATTATCCTAGAGATACAGATACACCGCGGATTCATCCGACACAAAAATCAGTTCCGTTGCTTGAGCGGTTGATCGAACTTTTCACCGATGCGGGTGATGTTGTAATAGACCCATGCGCCGGAAGTGGGACAACATTACTTGCAGCCGCTCAATGCGGGCGAAAAGCATACGGATTTGAGATAAAGAAGAAGTTCTATGCAGATGCGAATAAAATCATTTTGTCGCGGATGCAGCCTAGAATGTTTGTGTAGAACTAATAAACGATAGAATTATGGCAATATTAGATTAACTATACGACGATTGAGTATTTCGTGTATAGCTAAAATTTTAAGAATTGTATATACTTAGACTCGTTTAATTACTATAAACTGACCTTTTTCCAATTTCGATGTTAATTCTTTGTATTTTCTAAAAGCTTCATCTTCGGTCAGCAAAAAGTAAACAGAGTCAGTCATAATCGTTGTGAAAGTTCTAGGATCACATTGATAAAGAATAAAACCAAATAAGTACTGTTCCATAAGTATAAAATAAAAATAGGTTATACGACGATTCAAATGTAATTAATTTATCTAAGAAATAAAAGAAATAACAATAAATAGAGCCTTTCGGGCTTTGTAAATTCTATAAAGAATGAATCAAACGCAAAATAAATCAAAGTATTATTATTCTCCTCGCTTTCGTCACTTCAATATCTATCGTCGCGATCCAGATGGAGACACAAAGGTAGATGATGCGGCAACGCAAGAAGAGGCGAAACGGAAAGTCTACGAGTTAAACGGATGGAATTACAAACCTAAAAATAACACGGTAAAATGAGTAAAGTAAAACAGTACATTGAACAAGCCACTAACGAGCGCATCCGCTCGCGTGGTTTAATCCGAAAAGTCGCTATCGAAGCAGCTCGGATGCAGAGAAACGAAACGAGGCGGCAAGCTATCGAAGTGTATAAACAAATGTGTCCGTCTAAGAACTGTAAAGGTTGTGCAAGCCGGATTCATAAACAGGAAACGCAGTCGACTCGATGCGACGGGAATTGTGCACGGATTAGATTACTTATTAACGGATTAGACCGGATCGAAACGTTATGTATATAATCAGGCGTATTCAATGCAAATCGGGCGATGTGTCCGAGACGCATTTAGTTGAGATAGAAACGGACGACATCGAGGCAACACGAAAGGAGTTGCACGATTGTTATCAATGTGATAAGATTCTTTTTAATTATGACGAACAATGAGTAGAAACCCGCATTACATTAAGATGATTAACTCCAATCGTTGGAAGTTACTTCGAGCTAAGAAGCTACAAAGCAATCCGGTTTGTGAGATGTGCGAGGCGAACAATCGCAGTACGCTTGCAACGGAAGTACATCACACTGTCCCGGTTGAGTCCGTATCGCACGAACTCGGAATGAGACAGCTAATGTTTGATTATAACAATCTGAAAAGCCTCTGCCATTCGTGCCACTCTGACACGCATCGACGCGCTTTCAGTCATTCGAAAGAGGCGGTTCAGGCGAACAATAAACGAATGACGGAACGTTTTGCAGATCGGTTCTTGCAAGGCGAGAAATAATACTTTTCTGATTTTCTTACAACCGCTCAACCTCGACGAGAGGGGGGCGGTTTTTTTATTTTTTAACGCGATACACTAAACCCACCTCACCTCATATTTACACGCGCGAGTAATTTTTGAAACGAGGGGGTGCGCGTTGGGGGTAAACTTTTTGCGCGCATCTTCCGAGCTACCAAATACTTGCGATCTTTTCCTATATGCAAAAAGCCTATAAAAATGTGTGATTTGGACGACATAAAAGAAAAGATTCGCGCCGCGATGGAGTCGCAGGGAACATATACGGAAGATTTAGACCTCTGTATAACTCTTTGCGCAGGTTCATATATGGCGTTTCAAATTGCACTAAACGATATTTCAAAGAAGCGTATGAAGTCATACGTGAAAGAAGTGTCCCGCGAAAATAATGATAAACTTACGGCGCATCCTGCTTTCAAAGTTTTATTCGATGCACTCGAAGCAACGCGCAAACAATTACGCGAACTTGGTTTGACCTTTCAAACGCTTTCTGCATCTGATGACGACGAAGTAAACGACTTGATTAACGAAGTAAACAAAATAGATCGCGATGAACAAGGAGAATAGAGATAAACTGATAGCGTTAAAGCAGTCGGTTGTCTCCGATCTGCATAACATCGACGTTGATTCGTATAAGCTAGACAAGGCAGACGAAAGACTAAATGTGTATATCAAAGGTTGTATTAACAATCCGAACGCGCACAACCTTTACGAGTTGCTAGCCGTTCGCCGCTTCTTTGTTTTCCTCGATAAATACGAGTTTCGGATCAAGGAAGTAAAGAAGTTCGTCACGTTCTATGAGCGTTTGAAGTTTTCCGGCACGAAGGGAAAAACTAGATACAAACTGACTCCGATACAAGTGTTTCAGTTCTCTAACATTCTAGCGTTTTACAAGCCCGGCACAAACAAACGTTTGATTCGTGAAGCTCTTTTATTCGTCCCGCGTAAATTCAGTAAGACAACAAGTGTAGCGAGTCTTTCGATTAACGATTTGTTGTTCGGTGATGCGAACGCACAAACATACGTTGCTGCAAACTCATATAATCAGGCGAAAGTTTGTTTTGATGAAATACGTAATATTTTAAAGTCCCTCGATCCGAAGTTTAGACACTTCAAAATTAATCGAGAAATCATATATAACCGCATAAAGGGAAAAACCTCTTTTGCCCGTTGCCTTGCCTCTAACCCGGATAAATTAGACGGACTTAACGCAAGCATGGTAATAGTAGACGAGTATTCACAAGCCGATAGCGCCGCATTGAAGAACGTTTTAACGTCCTCAATGGGCGCACGGCTCAACCCTTTAACCGTAGTAATTACGACCGCATCCGATAAAGAAACGGCTCCATTCGTCGAAATGCTCAAAATGTATAAATCGATCCTACGAGGTGAGATTGAAAATGATTCCATATTTGCGCACATCTTTGAGCCAGACGTAGACGACGAGGAAGGCGATCCGGCAACGTGGCGCAAGGTACAACCACACATGGGTATAACCGTTTATGAAGATTTCTATATAGACGCGTATCAAAAAGCACTATATAGCGCGCCGGATGCACTGGAATTTCGAACAAAGTTACTAAACGTATTTACTACTGACCAAACAACAAAATGGATTGAGGCAAAGCAGATCGAAGAACGATTCAAAGATATTAGAATAGAAAATATTGGTACTTATCCGCTTACGATGGTGGCGGTTGATTTGTCCGTTCGAGACGACTTCTCTTCGGTTACTTATAATATCTATTCGAAAGAAAGCGGCTCTTTTCATTCGCATACGGACTACTATTTCCCGGAAGGGGCTTTGAAAGATCATCCGAATCGGGAACTTTACGAAGGTTGGGCGAAAGCGGGCTATTTAATTCTTTGTGACGGTGATATTATCGACTATCAGCAAATAGTAAACGATATACTTGCGCGTGCAAAGTATCTACAAATTATGGGAGTTGGCTATGATCCTTATAAATCGGCTGAATTTGTGAATCTTCTTACTTATTCCGTAGGCGGTGCGAGTGAATATATTAAGCCTGTTAAACAGACATACGGAACGTTTACAAGCCCTATCGAATCCTTTGAACTTGCTTTGTATCGGAGTAAGCTCACCTTTAGCCCTAATCCAATTACGCCATACTGTTTTAGTAATGCGGTATTAGACGAAGATCGGAACATGAATAAGAAGCCAGTCAAGAAAACGCATAACGCGAAGATTGATTCGACTATAACAAACCTAATGACATTCTACTTATTTAATAACATGGAGGTATAATGAAACTATCTTTTAATTTTGAATTGGGACGTTCAAAGACGCAAAAACGCGCCTTAAATGCAGAGATGAGCACAACGGATAAAGATGCGGCGATAAACTCCCGATTACCATCGTTACCCGGTCAGCCAATAGATGTGCATAACAGTAATCAAGCAATGAAACTTTCAGCCGCATATAGATGTACTTCTATTCTTTCGGGGACTATCGCGTCTTTACCGCTTATAATTAAACGGAAAAAAGATGGATATTTCTCACCAGACGAGGAAAACGATTTATATACGATATTAACCCGTATGCCTAACCGACGAATGAATAGTTTTGAAATGGTTAGGAATATGGTTGTTCAAATCGTAAATCAAGGAAACGCCTACATCGTTATCCGTCGAAAGTTCGGCAGTGTTAGCGAACTTGTATTATGCGCAAATAATACAGTAACCTATGACAAGTTGAATGATGTTTATATTATTTCTGATCCATATAACCGGATATATGGGCGTTTTGAATCCTACGAAATAATCCATCTTAAAAATAATAGTTTGGACGGGGGATATACAGGAGTAAGTACAATAATGTATGCTAGCCGTATCTTTTCCATAGCCGCTAGTGCAGATAATCAGAATTTACGAACTTTTCAGAATGGAAGTAAAATAAAGGGGCTTGTTTCCGGTGCAAAAGAGATAAATAAAGGGTTGCCCGGTGCAGGTATGACGGATATTCAACTTTCTACGGTTGGAGATCGCATAGAGGAACAACTAAATACAGGAAGAGACATTATTTCAGTTCCCGGCGATGTTGGATTTCATCAACTTTCTATAAATCCGGTTGATGCGCAGTTATTGGAAACAAAGAAATTCAGTATTCTTGATATATGTAGATTTTACGGAGTTCACCCAGATAAAGTATTTGCCGGACAATCTACTAATTACAAAGCTTCTGAAATGAGCAATGTTTCTTTTTTAACTGATACACTGCAACCAATATTGAAACAAATCGAGGCTGAATTTAATTACAAGCTGATTCCTAATTCAGTCGCTCACTTATATAGTATTTCATTTGATTTGTCATGCTTATATCAAACCGATTTAACGACACAAGCAAGCTATTATAAAGCTTTGGAAGAAATGGGAGCTCATTCCCCGAATGATACTCGTAGGGCTTTAGGAAAACCGCCCGTTGAAGGAGGCGACAAAGTGTTTATCTCCTGCAACGTTCAACCAATCGAGGCGGCTAGTCAAAAAGTAGAGCTACCCAAAAACGAAGAAACAAACATATAGTAAAATGATATTTGCAAAATATGGAAATACGAAGTTATACAGAGTTAGGTGCTCCTAAAGTTGGAGATGGAAGAATAATCGAAGGTTATGCGGTTGTATTCGGACAAGAAAGCCGTGTATTGTACGACAGGGAAAAACAACGCGCTTTTGTTGAGGTGATCGAAAAGGGAGCTATAACGGAAGAGTTATTGCGTAGTTGTGATGTTAAAGCTCTGTTAGATCATAATAAACAGAGATTGTTAGCTCGTTCTAATCGTGGTGCGGGAACTTTGTCGCTTGAACTTGACGACTACGGATTAAAATACAGATTTGAGGCTCCTAGTACTCCCGATGGAGATTTCGCCGTAGAAATGATTAAACGCGGTGATATTTTCGGTTCGTCTTTTGCGTATGCTTTAAATGAAAAGGATAAAACAAAAGTTTCCTATTCAATGAAAGACGGGTTGTTGCTTCGTACTGTACACATGATTGATCGGATTTCCGATATATCTCCCGTTGTTGATCCTGCTTTTTATGGTACAGACGTAACGGTGCGGAGTATGGACGATACGATAGCGGAGTTGTCCGGCGAGAATAAAGACTATCTAAATGAAATTAATAATTTACGCAAATCAATTTAAAACATGAGAAAAGAATTTGAAACTATTGCTCAATACAAAGAGCAGATGCGCGCTCTGTTGGATAAAGCAGAAGCGGAAAAAAGAGCACTCGACGCAAGCGAGAAAGAGCAGTTTGAGCAGTTAAAAACAAAGAAAGAACTTTTGGAAATGAAAGTCGAACGCCGTGCGCTTGAAGATATTAACGCGGGACTGGTGTCAGACCGTCGCGTGTTGTTTTCACAGGCTGTTTTTGACGTCGTTAATCATCGCTCTTTGGAAGAATACAACGGAGTAGTATCGGAAGGCGGTATTAAAGTTGTAGAACGTGCGGTGACTGTTACAGATACAACCGATGCGGCTAGCATGGTTCCTGTTACAATCGGTGAAATCATTGAACCGTTAGAAAAAGGCTTGATTATTGATAAACTAGGTATCAAGATGCAAAGCGGGCTTGTAGGTGACCTTGTTTTCCCAACATTGGCGGCTGTTGAAGCAACAATTCAGGGTGAAAACGTTGCGGTTACCGATACCGAATTGAATATCGACAAAATCAAGGCTTCACCCAAACGTGTATCTATTTCTATCCCGGTGTCTAAGCGTGCGATCAACCAAACGAACTACTCTTTGCAGGACGTAGTTTTAAAACAAATTTCGCTTGGTGTTGCCCGTACTTTGAACAAATGGATGTTTTCGGGGGCTGCGTTGTCTGGTGCAAGTAACGGCGTGTTTGTAAAGGCAAAACCGGATGTAGAATATACTTCCGCATTGACGTTCGCGAATATTGTTGCACTTGAATCTACTGTCATGGATGCGGGCGTAGATGTTACGGACGGTACAGCCGCCTATGTTTGCACTCCAAAGGTGTATGGTACTTTGAAATCCACTCCCAAAGCGGCGGGGGCTGCTGAAATGATCTGCCAAAATGGTATGGTGAACGGTTATCCGGTTCTTGTTACTAACTACATGGACGCCGATTCTATCGGATTCGGTGTATTCTCCAACGCTGCTATCGGTCAGTTCGGCGATATGGATTTAGTGATAGACCCGTATACCGGAGCGAAAAGTAATGTCGTAAACTTTGTGTTGAATACTGATTATGATATTGTTGTAGCTCGCCCGGAAGCCTTTGCCATCGCAAAGAAAAAAGCTTCTGCCTAATTCTATAACCTATCATTCACTAAAGGGCTGGGGCTTCGGCTCTAGCCCTTTCTAATTTATCCAATATGGCACAATACGTAACACTCGAAGAACTCAAACAGCATTTAAACGTTGACTTCGACACGGACGACGCGTATATAACCGGGCTTATCGAACCCGTTCAACTTCTTATCGAATCGTATCTAAATAATCCGCTAGATACCTACGTTAAGGACGCAAAAATAGATCGGCGTATCTGGCACGCGATCCGCATCCTTATAGCGAATTACTACGCAAACCGTGAATCGGTAACATTTGCCACTCCGCAAGTTATTCCGGGGCACATAGAACTATTACTGCAACCTTTAAAACGATATACGTAATGCAAGCAGGATTATTAAACGAAATGATCGCTTTTTACCGTAGCGAGTCAAAGCGCGATAATCTGGGCGGCACGTCTGAAAGTTGGGTGAAAGTATTCGATAAACGCGCATACATTCGCTTTAAGTCGGGTGCACGTAAAGAAGCGAACGGCGAGATATATAATACGACCGTTAATACGATAATGATTCGCATCTGTAAAGAGATCAACGCTAAAATGAGGATCGAATACGACGGGCAGAAATACAAGATTCTATCTATCAATCACGACCGGAAGCAACAAGCAACGGTTATAGAAGCGGAGGTAATCAATGAGTAACGACAATTACACCGGGCGCAACTTGTATCGCGTCGAAGTGGATGCAACGCGAGTAAACGAACTACTTAAACGGTTGAACGATAAAGAAGCAAAGAAGGCAATTTCCTCCGCTCTTAGAAAGTCGATTCTTATCATTCGTAAACAGGCACAGGAAAATCTAGTTTCCGCTGTTACTGATGCAGAATTTAGCAGTTCTAAGAATGGCGTATCGTTCAAACCGTTAAAGAACGAAATAAACGTAGCAGTTTATCGCAATGCTTCCGGTGCACGGGTTGACTTGATCGACCGCCGTAAAAAGGGATCACGCGCCTATATGTTGAAATGGTTTGAATCAGGAACAAAAGAACGAGCTACCAAAAAAGGAGCGAATAGAGGTATTATAAATGCTTCTCACTTCTTTTCTAACGCGGTTAAATCGAAGCAAGCGGAGGCGGAAAGCTCACTAGAGAAAAATATTATTGATTCTATAATGAAAGTAGCAAATAAAAAGAAATGAGTCTGTCAATAGGTGCACATGTATATAAGAAACTAAGCGATTCTACGGAATTGGAAAAGTTGGTTGCTGATAAAATCTATGCGATCTCAACAAAGACGGAAACATCTTTTCCGTTCGTTATCTACAAGCGTAGTTCTCTGGTTCCAGAATATACGAAAGATAGATATGGTACGGGCGATACTGTTTCGGTTGAGGTTGCCGTAGCTAGTGATAACTATTTGAACTCTGTTACCATCGCCGAAGAAGTACGTAAGGCGCTCGAAAACAAGCGCGGGCAATATGATAACTTCAATGTAATAGACGCTAAACTAATGAGTGCAGACGAGGATTTTATCGAAGATACTTTCATTCAACGCCTTGTATTTTCTTTTAAAACAGAATAATAACTAAAACACGATAAAATTATGAGTAAAGCAAAATCAGTGTTAGGAAAAGACCTAATGTTATTCATCGACGGTAAAGCCATCGCACTTGCCACATCTTGCAAATTGGGGCTTTCGGCTGAAACAATCGACACACAAAGTAAAGATTCAGGTATCTGGACGGAAAAGGACATTAAAAAACTTTCTTGGAACGCTTCCAGTGAAAACGTATTTAGCGCGGATGCAGATGCGAATAGCTACGATAAACTATTCGCTTTGTTCTTGGCGCATAAACCTGTTGTTCTGAAATTTGGCGTTGTTGGCAATCCTGACGTAAACGAAATGCCCGCCGCCGGATGGACGCTAGCGGAAGGTGCATATACAGGTAGTGCGGTTATCACTTCACTAGAAGCAAATGCGCCGGATGGAGACAAAGCAACACTATCAATCAGTTTCGAAGGAACCGGACCGCTTGCAAAGGAAGCAGCTAGTAAATAACTTACGGGCGGTGTTTTGCCGCCCTCTAAACGACTTATTCAATGAAAACAATATCACTTAACGGAAAAGATTTCTCTTTGAAATATACGCTTCGTGCGTTCTTTGTGTTCGAATCTATATCCGGCTATCCGTTCCAGTTTGGAAAGATGTTAGACGAGTTTCTTTTGTTTTATTCGTTCCTGCTTGCCTCTAATCAGGAATTGTTCAAAATGGAATTTGAGGAATTTATCGAATTATGTGAAAATGACTTGACTCTATTCGAACAATTCAAAGAGTTTATTTTGGATGAAATCAAACTACGTTCGCAATCGGCAGGAAATGACGTAAAAAAAAAGAAGGTGACAACGCGGAAACGAAAGCCGTAAGTATACGCGAACTTTATTCGCGCGTTGTTGGTGAGGGCGGGATCGCTCCCGATTACTTCCTCGATAAAATGGACTTTATCGAGGTTGAATCGTTTATAGACGGATTGAATCGACGCAATCGGGAAGCGTGGGAACAAACTAGATTGTTAGGTTTCATTATAGCGCAATCTAATAGCACAAAGACGCTAAAGCAAACCGATATACTCCGGTTCCCGTGGGATGAAGAAGAAAAGAAAGATACGAGCGTAACGGACGAAGAAATGCAACGATTACGAGCTAAGGCAAAAGAAGTAGAATCACAATTAAATACGAATAAAGATGTCTGATATAATAACACGATTATTGCTTAAAACGAATGACTTTGACGCGAATCTAAATAAGTCGAAGAAGAATGTAAACGCTTTTCAAAGCGACATTTCTAAAATGTCCGGTGTTGCAGTATCGGGAGTTATGAAGTTCGCCGGGGTTCTTGGTATTGCTGTAACTGCCTCGGAGGGTTTCAATAAAGTAATGAATAGCAGTCAGACGCTAGGAGATGAATATGCCCGTACTATGGACGGCTTAAAAGGTGGCGTAGACCAATTTTTCTACTCTATCGGTAGTGGAGACTGGACGCCGTTCATGAACGGGTTAACCGAAACTATACGTCTAGCACGCGAAGCATACAACGCGATGGATCAATTAGGAAATACAAAGATGTCATTCTCTTATTTTGATGCAAAGAATCAAGCAACCATACAAGAACAAATAACTATCTTAAAAGATAAGGATTCAACGGAAGAGCAAAAGAAAGCAGCTAGGGAACTATTATACAAGACGCTGAAAGACCAAGAGGAAATCGTAGGACAATATAAACAAAGAAGTCAAAACGCATTACAAGCAATGGTAAAGGCGGCAATAGGACTTGACGGCGTAGATGTTTCGGCAATAGATATAGATAAAGTGTTGAGATTAGATGTATCTTCGGTAGGCGATAAACAAAAGGCACAATTAGCGAAACAGTATAAAGACTTCGTAGATGAATACGATCGTTTAAAATCCAAATTCACAACTTACGAAACGGTGGGTTCTGGAATGAATGTGCACACGGTTACAACAACAGATACAAATGCATTGAGTAAGGCAATAAGCCCGATGTTATCGAAGTATCAGGATGCAATACAATATAACGCGATTTTAGTAAAGAAGAGTGATGAATGGTTGCAGAATTTAATAAACGTTGCAACGGCGGCAGAGGCGGCGGGACGGAATTTATCTAGTATGACGAAAGCGGCGAACCGTGCTTTACAGTCAGGAATAGGCGGTAAAACGCCAAAGGAAGAACCGAAAGAGGGTTCTATCGCTTGGTATGACACGCAAATCGCAGAGCAAAATAAAAAACTGATTGCTGAAACCGACATGCAAGCGCGTTCCGCCATTCAAGCAACGATTAACGAACTCGAAGCCAAGAAAATAAAATTACAGGTTGAGACTAGCGGAAATAGTATTGAAGCGATAAACATTCAGTTGTCTGCATTAAACAAACAACTTATCGCCGAAACTGATATGCAAGTGCGTGCAACGATTCAAGCAACTATAAACGAACTAGAACAAAGAAAGATCAATCTAAAGTTTGTAGTCGATCAAGAAGCGTTTAAAATCAAAAACGGCGGGATGAAAGACGGCGCTTTGTCCGTACCTATTGCACCGACTTACGATAAGGTTCCGACGCATGGGAAGGGAGGTGAAAATTTTAAGTTGCCGAAATATGATCCGCTATTTAAAAAAGAAGATGTAGACTTGAACGAAGATTATGCCGATTCGCTTTCGGCTATTGGTGGTGTAATGAGTTCTCTATCTGGAATTACCGATAATAGTGCAGCGTCTTACTTACAATGGGGCGCAAATGTAATGTCAAGTGTCGGGCAGGCTATTCAATCTATCACAAAACTAATTGCGGCTAAAGAAGCGGAGGCAGTAATCAATGGTGTAGCATCGGCAACCGAAACACCCGTTGTTGGTTGGCTATTGGCGGGTGCAGCTGTTGCCTCTGTGCTTGCCGCAATGGCTAGTGTCCCTAAATTCGCAGCGGGCGGTATTGTTCCCGGTGCATCTTTTACGGGTGACAAGGTTCCGGCTTTACTTAATTCGGGTGAAATGATTCTGAACGGATCACAACAAAGTAACTTATTTAAGATGCTAAATTCAGGTTTGTATGGTTCTTTATCACAAAAAATCGCGCTATCAATGGAAGATCAAAGCGTTCGTTTATACAGTGATGTCGAAATAAGAGGGGATCGCATATTTTTAGCATTACACAACCATATAAAGAAAACAGGTAAAAAACTATGGTAAATTACGGCACTATCTATACGCTTCCTTTCAAATCCAGAAAGGAAGTATCTTATTTGATTGAGATACAAAAAGAGAATTATGAAGGAAAAAGTACTGAATTGGTCGGCAGTGGCAATTCTCCTTTTTCCGTGATAATTGAGGACGAGGATTTTTTATATGTACCGACTCGCTTTTCTTCTGCTTCAATCCGTATTGTTGGAGGTGACTATCTGCAAAATTTGTATTCGACCGGATATCAACAATACAGAGTATTATGCAAGCGAGGAAATGATATTATTTGGACGGGCTTTATAAATTCAGAACTATATACGCAGGATTACACGTCTACAAAATTCGAACTAGAAATAGAATGTAGCTCCGCCATGAGCACGCTCGAATATGTTAACTACAAACAAAAGAACGCCGAACAGCGAACTTTTATTAGTTTTTGGGAACTGTTTAGAATGTTCATTGAGCAGTCTCGCGGGTGTTATTCGTCTATATTTATTCCTCATGTGTATGCTAAAAACGAAGATGATTATAATAACGACCTGAACGTATTTGAAGAAATGACGATTAGTGAACAAAACTTCTTCGACGAGGATAACAAGGCTATGACTCTAAAAGAAATATTAGAAGAGGTTTGTAAGTTCTTAAATTGGACTTGTGTCGATTGGAGGGGTGAACTGTATTTCATTGACATAGATCACAAAAGTATTTATTATAAATATGATTGTGATCTGAATACATATTCTAAAGCTACGCCTATTGCGTTGAATGTATCTGATATTGGTTTTGCAGGATCGGAGCACTTTTTAGATATTTTGCCGGGATATAATAAAGTGACTATAAAATGTAGTAATTATCCTATTGAGGAAATCAAGATAACCGAAGATTTTGATAAGCTGAAATTATTATCAAATATCGGAGAAGTATCTACTAATCTGGGTAACGGTAATACAAGACATACACAAAGGGAGGTTTTATATCCTAATATTTTAACGATGCACCAATTCACCTACAAAAATGGTGTTTTGTCTCCTGTTACAGACTTGTCTATTTATAATGATAAGCGTAATGCGACGGAATTATTAGGGGCTATTCCATTAAGATACGCCTCTTATGAATCCGGGCTAAAAACACCAACTACGCAATCGTACAATTATGAGTGTGCAATACAAGTCCGACAACGTTGTGGAACAAAATACGATCCTATTAACGACGTAACCCCCAATTCGGTATTTAATGACTCGATTGTAGTTATCGGTGCAAAGAAAGACGCTTTATTTTTAGGGAAGGGAGGCGCTCTTTCTCTCAATATGAGTATTAAGGTTTTGCAAAAGGATAAATATGATTCTCCCTTTGGTGGCGGTTTGGTTCCTTCCGAGGATGGTATTACATATTTAAAAGATATAATTAAAGTAGGAATAAGAATTGGCGATAAATATGTTTCTAAAGATAATTACGGGCGGTTTACGTGGAGTGATACCCCGTCTACTATGTCTATAAATTTAGATCAATCTAGTGTAGAAAATGCTGATGGAAAAATGAGAACGGGGTTTGTCTCATTGTATAAAACATACGGAGTACTCGGTAAGTATTCTGATGCAGACGGTGTTGTAATGGATATTCCGACTAATTTATTTGGCACGCTTGAAATGTCTATATATGCTCCGACATTGACAGAAAGAGAAGGACAAGTTCCGTACGGGTATTTGATAAAAGACCTTAAGTTAAGGTATTGCCAGCCGTTAGATATGGACGATGATAAAGACTCCGACCGGATTTATGAGAATGTTGTTAATGAAAACTTTATTAATGAATTAGACGAAATAGAGTTTAAAATTTCGAGTTATAACAACGATGGAGCGTGCTATAGTAAAGTCTTGTTATTAGATGAATATTTGAAAGATAACCTTTATTCATCTATTGAAAAGACTTTGATTCGCCCGGAAGAGCTTTTAATAAGAAGAATTATTAATCAATACGGAGCTACCAAAATAAAACTAACACAGGTATTATTAAATAGTGACTCTATAACTCCTATATCCGTTCTTTCGGATAACTACATGAAAGGAAAACGTTTCATGATAGCAGGCGGAGAAATAGATTTCGCCAATGAACAATTTACCTGTAAAATGATAGAAGCATAATGACGATTCAAATAAAAAATAAAGCTATTCCGTCATCGCCCCGGTCAAAAAATTATCCGACTGGGGCGATTGTTAGCGTGTCGTCTGGCGGAGGTAGTGGAGTGACTTCCAACGGTAGCGGATCAAATGTTACTATTCTAGGAAAAGACGATTTGAGATCGGCGACAGATTTAAATGTTTTTTCATCTCTTCGCACGCTTGCGGAGATATTATCTATAATTGTAACGAAAGACGACGCCGAAACAAAGCTAACAGATAGTAATGTTTTATCGTCACTCCGAGTAAACAAAGAACTTGATACAATCAACGAAAGGTTTAAGGACGCTATTGACGCTTTAAAAGACTCGTGCCTATCCAAAACAGCACCAGACGAAACGCAATTCCTTATCAAGTTGCTAGGCGGTTTAATTGTTGATAACGGACTAGACGTAACGAAGGGGATTTCTACAGATACGTTGACCGCAACGACAGTAACAACGCAAATACTCAACGTTCTTGACAAACTGATTGCAAAATCTGCTACTTTCTCCGGTGATATATCTTCGAGTGATTATGCGGAGAATTTAATCGGTTGGCTGATTGCCAAAAACGGTCATATAGACGCGAAATCTCTTCGTTTGCGTGACTTTCTTGAAGTTCCTGAATTACGCTATAATCGCGTATCAATCGTTTCGGGCGAAGAGTGGAATGCTCCGGGCGGTGGGATTCTCGAATCTGTTGATATGGATAATCAGATTCTTTATCTAAAGTTAGAACCGGGCGAATTTGCAGAAATAGAGGTAGATGATATTTGCAAAGGTATATTTAATAACTCAACAGGATTTCAAACTGCATATTTTCGTATTGCTGAAAAGCTAGGTGATTCCACGTTTAAATATGCGCTCCGATCTGGTACAAGCGTACACCCTTGTAAGGCTATGCACTTTGTCGCATACGGTAACTTTACGAATGAAGATCGGCAAAGGTCGAGTTATTCAACACAAAGTTATGTCCGGTATCTTACAGGTGTAAACGGTTGGGAGATTACAAAGGAAATGATTGCTATGCAGTTGGGTGACTTGTCTAACTTGAAATTGTTTGGTATCGACATGACCGGACATTCGGCGTATTTGCGCAACATCTACATGACCGGGGTAATCAAACAGATTTCGGACGATGGAGTAACAGAAAGTCGCGTCCCCTGCTTTAAAGGAGAATGGAAAGCCGGGACTTATTATTACTACGACGAAGTAACTCACAACGGTGCATCATGGCTCTGTATCTCCGAGAAACCGACAGCACAAGAGCCGAGCGAAGGCGTGTCGGATTGGTTGGAAAAGTCGGCGGCGGGGAAAGATGCGGTGGTCGTTAATATCATGAGCAGTAGCGGGAATATATTTCAGAATGGTTCTGTATCTACCACTTTAACCGCTTACGTGATAAAGGGGGATACTGACATAACAGATAGCGTTCCGGCTTCCCGCTTTTCGTGGGAGAAGGAAAGCAACAACGCCAACACCGATAAGATATTTAATGAAACTCATGTCGGGCACGGACATAAATTGATGCTTACTCCTGATGATGTTTGGGGGCGTGCCACGTTTAATTGTATTGTTTCACTTTAAAAAATAAACTATTATGTCAATCGCAAGAGGTCAAATTACCATCGTCGATTTGAACGACGCTAAATCAATGAGTTTGTATTTGGGAAGTAATCAACCGCTAACCCAGATTTTTAACAAAGAAAACAGTTCGTATGTACCGAATTGGACGGCTTCGCCCTTCTTGATTGTTACTCCCGAACTGTATGTTTCCGGAACAACCACAAACGTTATCAGTCGCTTAAAAGCCGCTCCGACTTACACGATCAACGGCGGCGCGATAACGGCTTTTGGCGGAACGGTAGCTGCTGCAGCACCTTATGCCTTAACAATTAAAAATAACATGACTACCGCGTCTCAATTAAAGGTAGAATGTTCAGCCATTTACGTTGATCCCGATACAGGTTTAGAAACTCCCGTTAAGGCAGTTATCAACTACACTAAGACAGAGAATGCCGGACAGCTTATTTGCGCTATCGCCTACGCGCCTAAAGGGAACGTATTTAAAAACGATCAATCCTCTACGTTAACGGCGCATTGCGATATGTGGAGAGGCAGCAATATTGATGCGGATAAAGTATCTTATCAATGGCACAAATTGAAATCCGATGGCACTTGGGAGTCTTTAGCCGCTTCGAACGCTTACGGTATTACAGGAACAACCACAAATGAAATATCTATTCCGGCTAGTGCTGTTCTAAACTTCGAATCATTTAAATGTGTAATTAAAGACACCGATTCGACGAGCGGTACATATAACACGTCTGTGAGCGATATTATTTCGTTCTCCGATCTTTCCGATCCGTATATAATTGAAGTATCTTCCACGACGGGCGATAAGTTCGTAAACGGTCAAGGAAGTACGACCCTAAACGCGAAGGTTTGGCAGAATGGTGAAGCATTTGCCGATAGTGCGGCGGATACAAAGTTTGTATTCTCTTGGAAGAAATATAATAAAGACGGCACGCAGGATACAGCTTGGGGAACTTCCGGTGTAAAAACAGGAAAGACCATCACCGTCACCTCTGCCGAAGTAGATGTAAAGGCAACATTTATAGTTGAATTATCCTTAAAATAAAAGCATGATAGTAGCAAGAGGACAAATAACGATCAGCGTAACGAAGGACGGTCAATATCCCGTACAGGAGTTTGCGAAGTCTACATCTTCAACCGTTGCACCTACAAGCGGATGGGCTAAGACTCCGCCCGCTTGTAGTACGACCGAATATTTGTGGATGCGTACGGGCGTGGTTATTCCTCCGGCTACGTCTCCCGCATCATGGACTACCGTTCGTATTGGTGCAATAAATGGGGCAACCGGGGTAAAGGGAGATAAAGGGGAAACAGGACCGACCGGATCGCAGGGCATTCCCGGTACTTCGCAATTCTTTCATGTGAAGTACTCCGCTAATGCTAACGGAAATCCGCTTTCTGATATCCCTAATACCTACATCGGTACGGCGGTAACAACTAGCTCTACCGCTCCGACTTCTTATACCTCGTATAAGTGGGTACAATTAAAAGGGGCGCAAGGTGTAAAAGGAGATCAAGGTATTCAAGGACCAACCGGAGCCAACGGACAAACTTCTTATCTGCATATCAAGTACTCGGACAACGGTACGACGTTTACCGCTAACAACGGTGAGACGCCGGGCGCATATATCGGACAATACACTGACTTTACGGCGGCAGACAGCAATACGTTTTCCGCTTATACCTGGACGAAGGTCAAGGGCGACAAAGGTGACAAGGGTGATAAGGGAGATACGGGTGCAACCGGAGCAACCGGGCTTCCCGGTGCTCTAATCCGTCCGCGCGGTGAGTGGAAAGCAAATACTAACTATGTTAACAACACGCAGTATCGAGATACTATCATCTACAACGGTAATACTTATTCGTGTCGTGCGGATCATAATTCCGGTTCTTCTTTCGATGTAACGAAATGGACTTTGTTTAACGAATTTATAAATGTCGCTACGCAGTTGTTAGTAGCTCAAAATGCGACGATTGATATATTAGGAACATCGGGTTTATTCGTCGGTAATCTATCAAAGACGCAGGGTTGGTTAATAAAAGGCGGTTCAATTAAGCATAATGTAACCGGGCTTGAATTAACAGCAGATGGTAAATTGTCACTCCCCGCAACGGGTGCGGTGACTGTAGGCGGAGAGATTTTCATAAAAAACGGTAAGATCGTAACTGACTTTATTGATGCAAACAAACTCGTTGTAAAACGAATAGAAGCTGTAGAAGGAACAATCGCAGGGTTCCAAATATCTAATACCCATATCGGAACGGGTTCTGTTAGTGGCACAAATTCTGGTAACGAAATGTTTCTTTACGATAATATGATTGGTTTTAATAGTCCCAATAGACAAGTGATTGTCGGTCCATTTAGTACATTAGGAGTCGATTATTTAGGAAGATTCTACGATCACCGATCAAGACCTTATGATATAAACAGGGGCGTATCTATTAGTGTATCCGGAGGACGAGATAATATAGCACTTACTACTGAAGGCGGTATTGTAGTTGATGGCAAAAGAGGGATTGATGAATATATTGAAATTGCCCAGGTATGGCATAATGGGAGTACACGAACTAAAGTATTACAATTTAAAAATGGAATTTTATTTAGTTCAACTTGGTGATAATATTTAAATCACATAATTATGAAAATAGACTTTAGAGAAATTCAAGTAAAAGACATCGAAGGGAATAACAGTACCGTCGATATTGCAAAAATGTTAGGTAATACCATTTATCAGAAAACCGCCGATTTGGGCGAGTTGGAATTAGCTCAACAAATCTACAAGAACGGTGAGGTAGAATTGTTGCCAGAACAGGCGGAACGCATTAAAGAGTATGTAAAAACTAACTTTGTCGCCGTTGTGCAGATTGCAGTGAACGAGGCTTTATCGGTAGAATAAGAGCTACCAAAAGCGATATGAAATACATAAAATAAAAATATGGACGAATGGTTAAAAATCATAGGAGCGTTAGGAGGATTAGAGGCGATCCGATTTACTGTTACTTTTCTAGCGAATCGAAAAACGAACGCTAGAAAAGAAAAGGCTACGGCGGATTCTATGGAACTTCAAAACCTACTTTCTATTATTGAGAATTTAAACAAGCAGATCGAACGATACGACGAACGATTAAAACAGCGTGACGAGAAAGTAGATACGATTTATCGGGAATGGAGAACCGCACAAGCAGAGGCACAAAATTGGATGCGCAAATACTACGAGCTTGAATTAGCCTTAAAGGATGCAGAACACAACCGATGTGATAGACCGGACAGCGAATGCAGTCGGAGAACTCCGCCGCGTAGACCAATTACAATTAACAATCAAAATAAAGAGGAAAGCAATGAATAAAATAGACTCGATTATCATCCATTGTTCGGCTACGCGTGCCGGGCAGGATTTAACCGCAAAAGATATTGATCGTATGCACCGGGCGCGCGGATTTAACCAGATCGGATATAATTATGTTATCCGAATTGATGGGGCGGTAGAAAAAGGGAGATCCTTAGCAGTTGACGGAGCGCATTGTAATACGAAGGGTTTTAGCGAATCTTCGTATAATAAACATAGTGTTGGTATTTGCTACATAGGCGGATTGGATGCAAACGGAAAGCCCACAGACACAAGAACGATCGCTCAAAAAGCGGCTTTACGCGAGTTGGTTGCTAAACTCTGCAAAGAATATGGGATAATCGAGGTTCTCGGACATCGTGATACTTCGCCCGATCTGGACGGAAGCGGAGAGGTAGAGCCGAAAGAATATATTAAGGCGTGCCCCTGTTTTGATGTACGATCCGAGTTTCCTAATTTCTTGCGTAATACAGTAGTTCGACCATGAAACGGCTAGTCTATATTATTATGTTGCTGATATTAGCAATATGTTTCGTATCATGCCGGACTCAATATATCCCGGTTGAATCCGTCCGCACTGAATACAAAACGCGCGATAGCATCCGTTATGATAGCATCTATCAACGAGATAGTATTTATACGCTCGTAAAGGGTGATACAGTTTATCAGTATAGATATAAGTATCTGTATCGCTACTTAACAACGAATCGTACCGATACGATTCTTAAAAACGAGATCGG